ATTACAGTCCTCAATGCACCCCTAGTCACTGATCAACAAATCTATGATGTATTGATGCGTGACATTCCAAAAGAATGGAACATACCAATATATCTTGATTTTCCAAGTAACAGTGACAAGGTAAGATATGGGATTTATATTAGCGATGTTCACACCGTTAGTAGAAACCCACATCAACTTGGTATTCAATACTGTGCTTCAATCTATCATGCATTTGATGAGTTTGGAGTAACATATATTTCGTATCAAGAAGATCCTTATAATGTTCAAGTAAACGCAATCGTTGCTAATCTTGTAACAGCAATTAAGGATGATGGTAAACAATTGTTTGATGGATACTTTGAAAGAGACTTTGATCAAATTAGATCATATGGACCAACACAAGCAGAAAAGCATACCTGGACTTTTAGATTATTACGCTTAGAATTTAACACATAACGCCACTTTAAGGAGAAATTACAATGGCACGAATTACAGTTAACACTACTGGCACACAGCCTCACTTATATGTAAGTGCTAATGTTGCCAATGTCGCAGACAATCCACTTGATGTTACTTGCTTGCAGGATGTGACTATCACAAACTCAACAGGTATCTTCAGTTGGACTGATTTCTGCTCAATTGACACTAATAAAATTACTACCCCAGCAGATAACGAAATCACCACTAACATTGTTATTGATGATGAAGGTTACTTCGGTAACGGAAACGCAACTGCTAATACTGCACCATTTTATGGAGTATCAGGTCTCTCAATCAATAAGATTCCTGTTTCGTTCCAGATTGTGTTGAACGGCGACGATACCGCAAATACGGGTGCTTTCTATTACGAAGGTCAAGGTTACATTTCTGCGCTTGCTCCGACAGTAAGCCCAGATGCCCCTGTTTGGGTCTCACCATTGACACTTGCTGTTGACGGTGACATGACTACCGGTCAACTCTAATGACTTGGGGGAGAGGAATCTCCCCCATTTCTAACTAATGAAAGAACAAATCATGAACGAAGAACCAGTCTGGTTAAAGACAGACGAAGAAAAACTTAGGTCGTTGATTGCTGATGAAGCGAAGATGATGCCTATGTTAGACAACATGGCTGCTACTGTTAAGCAGTTAAAAGCAAAACAAACTTTTCGCCTCGCATTGTTAAATCAACTGCTTGAGGCGTCTCAGTCCGAATAAATACACTACAACAACTTAAAGGAAAAACAAATGAATATTGAAGACCTAAAACTAAAACCAGAAGTCGCTAAGTTTTCGCTTGATAGCGAAGATATCATTGCAGCGTACGGAGAAGCAATTGACTTCTACATGTACGACCATTTCTCATTAACAAGATACTTTGATTTCTTCCGCGCACAGAACGAGGGAGATACTTCCAAACTTTCTGAATTAGTTAAGGACATGATTCTTGATGACAAGGGTAAACCTATTCTTGACAAGCATCACGAACTTCCTATTGATATCTTTACTGCTGCTATTATTAAGATATCTGATCACTTGGGAAAGTCCGCAACCAAGAACTCAACCCAAAAGGGGACTGGAACACCGCAATAATGTTAAACATTGGGCATCTTGCTAAAACATTTAGTATGTTGCCCAGTCAAGTTGTTAAAGAAGCAACAACTTACGATTTAATGATTGCTGATGTTATGAGTGCTTGGGAAGATTATCAAATTAAAAAGTCAAGTGGCAAACCAGTTGTGCCAGACTTGACAAACGAAGAACTATTAGATATCTTCAATAAGGGCAAGGAAAAGAATGAATAAGATCGTTATTGAACTTAACAGATTACAAAATACTGTATTAAATGAAGCACAACTTGCCCGAGTTGGCGCAGACTATATGCGTTCCATTACGCCAGTTGATACAGGTAATGCTCGTAGTAAAACATATGATCGCAATGGAGAAATCGTTGCTGACTATCCATATGCAAAACGATTAGACGAAGGACATAGTCCACAAAATCAGATTGGTTTGATTGAGCCTACAGTTCAATACTTAGAAAACTACATTCAGTCAAAGGTAAAGTAATATGGCTATGATCAGTGATTTCCTAATCAAAATACAGGTTCAGGGACAAGCAGCAGTTGACAAGTTCAAGACAAGCGTTGATAATGTTGACAAAAGCGTAAACAAACTCAATGGTTCTGGTTCTGTAGGTAAATTGCAGGGCGCTTTAAAGGGATTGGGGGATACCTTTAGTAGTGTCGCATCAACAGGAAATAACTTTGCTGATGGAATGATAGGTTCCTTAGGAAGAATGGGAGGCGCTGCTTCTCTTGCATTTGCTGCTGTAGGCGCTGCTGTCATTGGACTTGGCATGAAGGCAATCACTGTTGCCGATCAATTACAAGACCTTGCCGATGCAACTGGATTCACTGCTTCAGAAGTATTATCATTTAAGCAAAGCGTCATTGCTGCTGGTGGAGATGTTGACGGCTTTGAAAAGATTCTTGCTAAACTAAATCAAAGTACACAAGAAGCCGCTGCAGGCAATCAAAAGATGCAGCAAGCCTTCAAAGACCTTGGTGTATATGTCACTGATTCTAATGGAGAAGTACGAGAAAGCGGAGATATCTTAGGTGATATCATTAAACGATATCAAGATGGTGAAATTACTGCTAAGGAATATGCGGCAAGTATTGACCTTATGGGTAAATCAATCAATAGACTTGACTTAGAAAAACTTAATGCAGTTAATGATCCATTCAAAAATGAAGAAATTGCTCAACTTGCAGCATATCAATCTGCAATTGATAGTCTTGTAGCCAGTGTTGAAAATAAACTTATTGCTGCATTCGGTCGTCTTGCAATATACATTAATAATGCAAGAAAACAGGCTGCATCACTTGACCAAGAGGCTGCTTCTCGCGGTAAAGTAAGAACAGATATATTTGGCGTAAGCGAACTAACTGGTTCAACACCTGCGTCTAATCGCTTCTATACATATGAAAGAGATATGACGCCAGCAGAAAAGGCAGCATATAAAAAACAACAAGCAGCAATGAATGCTCCTCCTGTTCCAAGTATTCCTAAAGGTAATTTGGGTCCCACTGGTGGTGGCTTTGGTGCTGCGGGACCAAAGAAAGGTGGTGGAGGCGGCGGTAAATCCGATGCCCAGCGTGAAGCAGAACAAAGAAAAGAAGCATTAGATAGTGCCCGCCAGACTACAGTAGAACTTATTAATCAAAACAAAGAAGCCAATCAACTAAGACAGATTGGCATTGATGTTATTGGATTAGATAGCGATAGAGCAAATCTCATTCGTTCCAATGCTCAAGTACAAAGCAAGGCTGCTCAAGAAATCAGAGCATTAGAAACTAAGATTGCTGAGGAGCGTGAAAAAGGCAAGAAAGCAAACACTGGCGTAATTGAAGAATTACAAAAGCAAGTTACTGAAAAGCAAGCACAGGTAGATAAAACCAAAGAACTTAACCAACTTGAATATGAAAGAACAGTTCAACTTGGTCTGCAAAAGAATGCTTTGGAATATCAAAAGCAACTTATTGACCTAATGACTGAATCAGAAAGAGATAGATTAGTTGCTGCTGAAAGAGAAAAACTTATTAAGGGTGAAATCGGCGAGAGAGAACTCGGTGATAAGACCAAGATAATTGAAGCAGAAACAAGGCACAAGGGTACGATGGGTCGTCTTGAAACAGAATTGGCTGATGCTAAAAAGCGCCAGGACACTGTTCAGATTGATAGTATCAATACTCAAATGAGTGTTGAACAAAAGCGTCATGAACAGGCAATGAAAAACATTGGCGCTGAAATTAACTTTGAAAAGCAAAAGCAAGGTTCGGCTGCTGCTGGTGCTAAAGCAGTAAGAGATTCATTAGAAGAACAATTTAGTGAGTATAATGTAGCACAAATGCAATCAATGGCATTGTGGAATCGCATGAGTGATGCCATAGATACTTTTGTTGATACTGGTAAGTTTAAGTTTAGTGAGTTTGCTCGTAGTATCATTGCTGATTTGGCTAAGATAGCATTAAAGAAAGCCGCTGTTGGCATTTTCAGTATTATTAGTAAATCAATATTTGGTGGTCTTGCTGCAGGTGGTCCTACAATGGCTAACAAGCCATATCTTGTAGGGGAACAAGGTCCAGAATTATTTGTACCTAACAGTGCTGGTTCTATCATGACTAATGCATCATTGAATAAGAATACAGGCGGCGGTCAATCAATACAACCAGTTGTCAACAACACATACATCACCAACAATATCAGCGCAATTGACAGTCGTTCAGTAGCACAGATGTTTGTTGAGAATCGCAAATCTTTACTCGGAGCATCATTGATGGCTCGTAAAGAAATGCCATACGGAACTTAATAGGAACAAACTATGTCAGGATTACAAACAATAATTGACAAATGCAATGGCTTGACGATTGACCGTCGTCAAATGGTTGGCATTCAGTACACTCGCAATGAATCACCTCGTACAAGTGCTACGCCAACATTTAATCCTTGGCGTTTTGTATTAGATATGCCCTCAAGTCTTCGTTATAACGAAGCAAGAGCATTGATGGAACAACTTGATACATTAGACCGTTATACTCCACAAGTTATTACATTTGGCAACAATGCTTGCTTGTCATGGATTTTTAAGTATCAAGGTTCATTAAGTACAGCACAATTAAATACTGTTACTGTACAAAGTTTTGTTGGTGATCAACTTGTATTAACTAATTTACCTGCAGTTGCTAGTACTCGTGTATTGTTTGAGCCAAATGATTTGATACAGATTGGTACTTACACATTTCCGTTTACAAGCACAACGCAAGTAACAAGAGGAAATGATGCAACTGTTACAGTAACTACTAACAGACCAAACATTATTACTAGTCCGGTAGCGGCACAAAATATTACTGTTGGAAATGCCTGTCAGTTCTATGTCTTCTGCCCTAACATGCCTACTTACAAGTT